AACGTCGACGCTGCCCCATCACACTCTTGCCAGCTTTAAACTCTACAAGTGGAACAACATCGAACAAGCATAGACGTGCATCTTGAGCCTGCACATCTGATTTACGGTGGACCTGCTTCATAAGGTCCTGGAATGAATTACTCACTACTTCACCATCTAATACATATGAACGTCCAATCTCGTCCATGTGTTTTTCTAGGAAACTGGTAATATGACCAAAGTTATCTAGAACCTTGCCATTACGAGTGTACATTGTGGCAGTACGACTTTCAAAATCAATTACAGTGACAGCACGAACGCCGTCAAGTTTAGGTTCAAGCAGTTTCTTGCCCGTGATCTTCTTGTCGTGATTAGCACCGTCATGTGCCAGCATCACTTCAAAGACAGGTACTTTAGCAATACCTTCGTGTATTTTAAGAACTTTGTTAACAGTCTTTTCTGAAACGCCGCAACGCAAATCTTTGATCAGAATACGACGATACCAATCATTCCATTGTTCTTTGGTAGCCACATTCATCGCCAATTCAATAGCGTCTTTAGCGGCATGACCAGTAAGGCGTCTACGATAAAGGCTGTCTGCTAGTTCAAGGAAGTTATCCCAACTAAGACCTTGGCCTTCATCTTGATCTTTAATGGGCACCTGCTTTACACCAAATGTATATAGGCCATCTAGTGCCATGCGCAAGCCCTCAAAAAACTCTGTGAGTCCTTCTTTAGCTGCCATATCTAGAATCTGCTCTTTGCTCAAACGGCTGTTGTCAGCTTCGAGTTGTTGTATCACGGTCTGTGGTTGTGTACGCATTATTTAAACTCTCCGTAAATTGATTCCCACCATATTTTGTATTCTTCAAATGGTCTTGGGTCCATAGATGCCATCCAATCTTTATATGGAGTGCGTCTTGTAAGATAGTGGATGTCTGACTCTGTTAGTATTGACGACATGTTGTTCCTAAATGTTTACTATACTAATAGTATAACACTCTTGGACTTTTCTGTCAATCACTTTCTAAGAGACTGTCCAAAATGTTGTTTGCTTTAGTTTGTTTGACTTCTAGAGATTTTGGATTGAACATGTTATCCAGTCTGCGATGACAAAACGTTAGATACTCGGCATCAATGTCTGTACCAATACCATACATGTCATTTTTAACAGCAGCCAAAACAGTAGTACCAGTTCCAATAAACGGATCATAAACACGACTGCCTTTGGCAATACCCGAAAACTTAATACACATTTCGGGCAGCGTCTCTGGGAACGTTGCAGGATGTCCTCCTCGACTACCGTCTCGAGTTCCTGTATCGTTCTCAGCACCCATTTCTTTTGCCAATTTTGACGTAGGAGTGTACGGGATAAACCATGCGTTGCCAATACATTTTTTCTTGTCCGGATCATAGGGATTCTTTACTAACGACTCTGCAAGAATAGTTTCGAACTCTATTAATTGTTCAGCAGTGCCCTTGGATTTAATATCCATCCAATTGCTGAATTTCAAACGCCTAGCAGCCTTACGGCGGTGAGTGGCTATGTGTCTACTTTCGCTGTACAGTTCGGGATATTTGTATCCTTCTGCTTTGTTCCGTTGCCCGATGGCTAATCTATCAACTTTAACTGTTCCTGTTTTGGTAAAATGAAAAATTGATTCTGTTGTGGCACTAGAGAACCGATCACTCGAAATAGGTTTATATTGTCCATATCCTTGATCGTTTACTGCGATGTGTTTGACCCAAGTGATGTTATTTTGTAATACAAATACTTGTCGAAACACCTGTGCAACATCCATAGCGACCCAGGGATCTATATTAGAATATCCTACGTTTAAAAACAATTGACCATCATCGGTTAATACTCGTTTCATAGCAACGGCTACGTCATGCAGCCATTTTAAATAACTGTCACGTGGAAGATCGTCAGCGTACTTGCCATACTTGATGTCGAGATTGTAGGGTGGAGAAGTGATAATGCAGGGTATGGATTTCTCTGTTTGAGAGTTCATCCAATCTACACAATCATGTAGATGTAATTCATAGTTCATAATATACCTTTTTCAGTTAACACTATCGCGGCATTTTTCAGCAAACCGATAGTGTGTTTATTTATTAATAGAAGTTAACCAGTCAATTACTTGTTCACTATTGCCAACAAATATATTTGCGTGTCCATTTACCAACGTTTGAAGTTCTGGAATATGACTTTCAGCTTCTCCCCCGTCTAGCTGTGCTACAAACAAAATAGATTTGTCTTCAATCTTAAAACATTCCTCTAGCCAGTTTTGTGTTTCTAGAGTTTGATGCGATTGTCCACTACCTGCAACCTTTGAATACTTTTGAAATATCTTTACTTTGTGTCCACTTATCTCGCCTACAGCATCAACACTACGAGCTTTGATCTGTTTGCCATTTAGACCCACTGCTTCTTTCTTTGAAACAATCTTTCCATTAAATGGAACTTCTTTGCCATTGGGGATGTTTTTAAATGAGTTGTTAATGTACTTTTCGAGAGTGGCAGTTTGTACACTTTCATCGATGCTTTGTCTAGTGCTGTCTCTACAATAATCAATTTGCAACCATTCGTTGGCTTCTAGATACGTTTTGGCCATGCGCTGAACAGCAACAAAATCAATTTGATCTTTATTTTTAAATCCATAGTACTCGAAATTCTTTTCCAAGCGACTCCTAATAGTAGGAATTACACTACTTTTGGTGTCGCCGTCAACAATCTTCTTCCACTGTATTTTATCTTCATTCAGGTTTGAAATGTTAGTTGCACGGCGACTCTTGTCAACGTTATCCGCACCATTCTTAGATTCTACAATAATTTTTTTAGACATGCTATCCTTTGATATCAATATAGCTCATATTATATACATGCCATTGATCATTGTCAACCTAGTTGGATCCCAAGTAGTCGGCCCAGCTAGGATGAGCCAAATGGAAACCACGATGTCTACGTTGGTTAACCAATTGCCAAAAGTCCGGCTTATAAGGTAGGGTCTTTGGTTTCATTTTGGTTGAAGCAGCCTTCTTGTAATTGCAAGGCTTGCAGGCCGTTGACAAGTTGGTCCAAGTGCTCTTACCACCTTGACTTGTAGGAAAGACATGGTCTAATGTAGCAGTTTGATCGTTAACATCGCAGCCGCAGTATTGACATGTATATCCGTCACGAAGGAACACATTACGCTTGCTCAGGCGCATTGTACTTTTGGGCTTTTGATAATCACGCAACATCATGACCGCAGGGACACGAGTCTCCCAACTTGCCGAACGAACGATCCAATCGTCGTACCAGCTCATTACTGAGGCTTTGTCCAAAACAAGATAGCGGATAGCTTCTTGCCAATCAATTATGCTCAACGGCAACAGGCTTACAGGTTGCGCATCTGCGTTTAATACTAGGGTAGTCATTATGCGAGTATTTAATCAAAGAACAACTAGTGTACAGTCAAAACAGCAATTAGTCAATGTTTTTTTAGATAACTAAGTTTGAAGTTGACCTACATTAGGTTAGCTGCTATACTTAGATTTCTTATTAACGAAAAGGATTTACGATGAATTTAGTACCAATGGTCATTGAGTCAACTTCCAAAGGGGAACGTGCCTATGACATCTACAGCCGATTGCTCAAAGAACGTATTATTATGTTAAACGGTCCTGTAGAAGACATGATGGCAAATACTATTGTGGCCCAATTGCTATTTTTGGAAAGTGAAAATCCGGATAAAGAAATTTCACTGTTTATTAATAGTCCGGGCGGTGTTATCACAAGTGGTATGAGCATCTACGATACTATGCAGTTTATTCGTTGTCCTGTTGCTACTTATGTAATGGGGCAAGCCTGCTCGATGGGATCATTCCTAGCACAGGCAGGCACAGCAGGCAAACGTTATATGTTGCCCTATGCACGACACATGATTCATCAACCCAGTGGCGGCGCCCGTGGCATGCAAAGTGATATTGAGATCCAGTACAAAGAAATCACCAAGATGAAAGACATCTTGACCAAACTCTATGTCAAACACAATACCAAAGGCAAGACCTATGAAGAGTTTGAACGAGACATGGATCGTGATACTTTCATGTCAGCAGAAGAAGCATTAGAATATGGACTCGTTGACAAGATCATCGAGAAAAGACAATGACACAATTAACAGGTAAGGTAGACAAGGGTTGGGGCTACGAAATTATTTGGGCTACCAATGACAAATACTGCGGTAAGATCATGGTATTTGAAAAAGTAGGAGCCAAGTTCAGTATGCACTTTCACAAAGAAAAAGACGAAACTTGGTTTGTGAACGCAGGCGAGTTTAGATTGATTTGGTGTGATACCGCCACTGCAACCTATAAAGAACAGATATTAAAAGAAGG